AAGAGAAATGCACCAACCATCAGCAGTTGGAAAGATAGTCTCATTTAAAGAAGATAGATACTTTGATCCAAATGATAAGAAGTTCTATAGCGGAGTTTATGTATCTGCCTATGTTTCAAAGGGTGCTCAAAATGCCTGGGAAAAGGTATTAGATGGAACCTACACTGGATTCTCAATTGGTGGAAACATCAAGTCTTGGGATGATGCATATAATGAAGATATGGATAAGACAATCCGAGTAATCAAGGATTATGATCTTTTTGAATTATCTTTAGTTGATTCACCAGCAAATCAATTTGCTAATATTGTTTCTATAGAGAAGAAAGATGGCCTTAATGTGATTGATGGAATGCTTTCAAAAGTTGAAACAGAAAATATTTTTTATGATGCAGAAACAGGAATGGTAATGGTTTCAGATTCCGAAACAGCAATGCATCCAGTAACACAAAAGCAAATGCAAAATATAGGTTTTGTTGAAAAAAATGATAACGAAAAAGTAAACATGATAAAGTTCTTAGTTGATAGTGCCAAAGGCATTAGCACAATTAAGATTACAAAGGAGGTTAGTCCTATGACAGAAGCAACAGACGTAGCAGTAGATGCTGCAGTTGAAAATGTTGAGGTCGCTCCAGAGGCACAACCAGCAGAAGTTATTGAAACTCCTGCAGTCGTTGATGAGGCACCAGCAGCAGAAGCTACAGATGCAGAGAAGTCAATTGATGGTAGTGCAGATTCTTCTATTGAAAAATCAGAAGAGGGAGAAAAGGTTACAGACGTAAATGATGTAACCAAGTCTGATGAAGTAATTGTTGAGGCAGTTGCTGAAATCAAGAATTCTCTTACAAATGCCTTTGGCGATCTTGCAGCAACAGTAAAGTCATTACATGACCAAATTGCTGCACTAAGTAAATCTATTGACACCGTATCTGGAGAAGTTAACAATGTTAAGGGTGTCTTTAATGAGTTTGGTAAGCGAGTAGATGCCGTAGAGCACGACACCGCTTTCCGCAAGTCTGGCGATCTAGGCGAGATCGTGCAGTTTGAGCCTACCAAGGTTCAAAAATCCCTATGGGGCGGTCGTTTCCTCAAATCAACCGACCTATTCAACTAAGATATAAAATCACTAGGAGGTGAACAATATGTCGGAACAAAATAATACAGATATCGTAAAGAACTATCCAGGTAGTCCAACCGAAAACCATGCCCACAACGGCGACGGTGCTTTTGCATCAGGTGCAATCGGTTCAGCAACTACAACAGATGCAAACGGTAATCTATCTCCAGCTGCTTCGCTTGGTAACATTGCCACAGCGAACTTTGGAACAACATCAGGCGCAAATGCTGTAAATCCAACTGGAACACCAGGTGGTATTCTAGCACCAGAGCAGGCTCGTCGCTTCATCGACTATGTGTGGGATGCAACAGTTCTCGCTAAAGACGGACGTAGAGTTACAATGAGAGCAAACACCATGGAAATCGAAAAGGTTAACGTTGGTGAGCGTGTAATCCGTGCTGCTGCTCAGGCACAACCTGACTTCACAAACGCAGGTGCTACATTCACAAAGGTAGAGCTAACAACCAAGAAGATTCGTCTTGACTGGGAAGTTTCTACAGAATCACTAGAAGACAATATTGAAGGCGGTGCTTTGGAAGATCATCTAGTTCGCTTGATGACCAATGCATTTGCTAATGATATCGAAGACCTTGCCATTAATGGTGTAGGTTCAGGTAACGATGCATTCCTTTCAATTATGCCTGGATTCGTTACACAAGTTAATCAAGTTGCAGGAAATGATGCTCACGAAGCAGCAGTTACTGTCGCTAATAACGAGTGGACAACAGCACATATGCAAAGCATCATCTTGGCAATGCCACGCAAGTATCGTGCACTTAAGAGCAATCTTAAGTTCTATGCTGGCACAGACGCATTCCAAGGTATTGTTAAGAACAATGGAACACTTGCAGACGCAGTAGCAGAAGCATTTGCTACTCGCACAGCAGGAACACCAGCAAACCGTCAAGACTATCTTGATGGATCTGCACAGACATTCGGCAACTCACGCACAACACGTGTGCTTGGCGTAGATGTTCTTGAAGTTCCTTACTACCCTGCAGGATATGTCGACTTGACATTCCCTTCAAACCGTGTATGGGGATTCCAACGTGATATCACAGTAAACCGTGAATATCGTGCTAAGAAAGACACCATCGAATACACAGTATTCGTCCGATTTGGTATTCAATGGGAAGAGTTGGATGCAGTTGCTTACGCAGATGCAGACTCAACAGATTCCTAATCAATAACCAATTAAGACAAGGGGAGGCCAACCTAAAAAGTTGTCCTCCCTTAGTCATATTCTGGTATAATTACAAATGAGTATTGGAGTAATATGAATTTAACTATAGAAGAATTATCAACAAAAACCGTAATGGCATTAAAGGCATATGCCAAGAAAAATAATATTGATTTATTTGATGCATCAACTAAGTTAGAAATTCTAGAAGCTATAGCAAATTTTATTCCAACAGAAAAAGCGGTATCAAAAGATACTGAAAAACCTAAAGATCAAGTAGAAAAAGTAGCCCTATATTCAAATAGAAACATATATTGGGATGGCCTAGGTGATTTAAAGGTTGGTTATAACATCGTCTCAAAGGAGGCATCGGAACAGTGGATTACTCGTAAGGCAGTCAGAATTGCACAGCCTGAAGAAGTAGCCTCATACTACGGTAAATAATTATGTCAACAATTCTTCGTATTCCCCCATATCCACTCTCTGTAACCTATTCAGTTCCAGATGAGTTAGCAGATTATATTCTTGTTATTGAAGACGTGGCAGAGCAAACAGAACTTGAAGTATTTATTAGCGCAGAATCTGGAGTAACATCTTCTTCAGAAGGGAAAATTGTATATTCTTTAACTGGAGATTTTGTAAAATATGATAAGTCTTATGCGCTTACTATTTATGAGGATGCTGGATCATCTGGAGCAGAGCTTGTTCGTGGAGATGTTGTAGTTCAGGATAATTTAGAAATTGTTAGGCCATATGTAAATCCAGCAACCCTTGCTACTTCTGGAACAGCTACAGATATTGCTGCTTATACAGAATATGAAAATTTAGCAAGAATGATGATTGATTCTATTACTGGTGGGTTTTATTATGATAGAACATACTTAGAAGTTGTTGGGCAAGGAACTGATTATATACCTCTTTGGAAAAGAACACATAAAATTTTAAAGGCATATGAAAATGCAGAGTTGGTATATGACCTTAGCAATACTACAGACGGTCCAGCATTAAAAAATTATAACTATATAATTACCAAAGATAAAACTGCTATTACAAAAGATCCAATAGAATATGTTGATTCTTTAAGTCGTGCAGAAAGAAAATATCCAAGCATACCCGTAGCACCTTCAGATTCAATTAGTTTATTTGATACAGAAGATAGTGGAAATGTTCAAACTATTGTTCCAGCAGCAGCATTTCCAGAAGGCATTGACTGTATATTTTTATTAGAAACTGGGTATAAAGTAGTTCCAGTAGATATTGCCGATGCAACAAAAATGTTAATTGAAGATATTAAGTGTGGCAAACTAGACTATTACAAGCGGTATGTAAATAAATATAGCACAGATCAATTTAAAATTGAATATGATAAAAGAATGATAGAAGGCACTGGCAATATTATGGTAGACAAAATTCTTGATAAATACGTAGAAACGATTATCCGCCCAGGAGTCTTATAATGGATTCTTGCGAACAAACAGACTTTATGTATCCAATGAAGGCTGATATATATTATCCTATCATTAATCAAACACAGTATGGTCAAGCAACTAAAACTTGGGTTTTTGATAGAACAATAATCTGTAATGCTACAAGCGTTGGCGGTGCAGGAACTGAAGATATTAAACCAGAAACATTTCTTCAATATGAGAATAAGCTTATTGCTAGAACTAAAACTGATCCAAGAACATCTTCTAACAATTCTGAAAATGCTATAACCAATATTTTAGTAACTAACATTCGCAATGCTTATGACGAGATGATTTATAAAGAAACAGCAGGTCCAAGATCTGGAAAAGGAACCATATACGAAATGGCAACCGTAGAACCATTTACTGGACCTTTTGGATCAGTAGAATATTTTAAGATGCTCTGGCGTAGAACAGAGAATCAAACAGTGAGTGACTAATGATAGCAAGAACCAATACAAAACAATTTGAAAAACAAATGACAAATATTGTCAATTATGCTATTGGCTTTTTAGATGGAGCTCAAAAAGGAAAAGCTAAATTTTTAAATAATCTTGGTTCTGGAGTTATTGAAACTTTAGCAGCCTATATAGATGTTTCTGCAAGGGGTAATCCAAATGCATTGCATCACGTTTATGAGTGGTATAAAACTGGTAGTCCAGAGGCAAGACTATTTGACTTACAATATACAGTTAATAATCGGGGACTAAGTATTAACTCATCCTTTAGACAATCTAGAACATTAAAAGAAGATTCTAATACTCCATTTTACAATAAAGCAAGAATTATGGAAGAGGGTATTCCAGTAACAATAACACCTAAAAAATCTTCAGTCTTAGTATTTGAAGAAGGTGGCAATACCATATTTACAAAAAACTCAGTTACTGTTAGAAACCCTGGAGGAGAGTATGTCCAGGGATCTTTTGAAAATATTATGGATGAGTTTATATTGAAATATTTTAAGCAGTCATTTCTTAGAGCTAGTGGCATTTATGACTATATTAGTAGGCCTACAGTATTTAAGAAAAACATTAAGGCTGGATCTAAAATAGGAAAATCCAAGGGTATTGATACTGGATATAAATGGATAATTAATGCAAAGATTGGTGTAGAATAGGCATATGGTCTCTAATGTTAATTTGAATACTGGCTTCCCCCCAATTTTTCTTAATGCTTTTGTGAATAGTGAGTTAAAGGAATTTGGCTTAGTCCCCGATGGGCCTAATCCATTTCAGCCTTTCTTCCCAGCCCAAAGCCCAATAAACATAGAAGACATTTATAACGATAGTATATATATCAAAAATAACCCTAATGCTACTGTAATTATGTTTGACAGATTAATTAGATTTAGGCCTAATGCCTTTTATAGAAATAAGCGTGAGCAGCTAGTGTATTTTATATATGCCCCAGATTTGACTAACCTATTTGATGTAACCAGAGTAATTATTGAGTGTTTAGATAGAGAAGACTCTTCGGCCCAAGATATGAATGCTTGGATTGCTTCTAATGACATTTTGGATGAAGCTGGAAATGCTATAGCCCCAAACGTATATTTTCACAATACAAAGGTTTATCAGGCAGATGAGTCACGGGATATAGCAGAGTTAGCATCAGCTAGGACATTATTCCTAAATAAACTGGTAATTGAGTATGACTATCATACTACAGATGCAGTAGGCGCTAGATACACCTAAAATGGTGTTATAATTAGTTTGAGGAAACAAGCGCCAAAACTTAATATCTATTTTTACAGAAAGTCGTGGAACATCGTCCAACATTATCGTTGGTGCAGCAGCACTTTTTGTTGCAGATACAACCCTAACTCCAAATACATTGGAGTCTTTTAGCACTGAAGTATCATTCAGAGAAACACTTTCAGATGATGCAGCATATACTAACGTAGGTTACACCATGAACGGTCTAGAAATGCAGTTCCAACCAGACTTCGGTGAAGTTCAAGTTGACCAAATTCTTGACGTTGCAAAGCTTTACAAGCAAGGTATGCAAGTTAATCTTGCAACTGCTTTTGCTGAAGCTACCCTTGAGAACCTTCTCTTGGCTCTAGCATTTGGCTCAGATGAACTAACTGGAAACGTCGCAACTCACACAGGTAAGACTTTGAACTTATCTGCAGGAGATATCGGTGAATGTCCAGTAGAGCGTGGAATTGTTGCAATAGGACCTGGAACAGGTGATTGCGTAGATTCTCCATTCGTGGAGCGTGTTTACACAGCATACCGTGCTTTGTCAATTGAAAACGTAACAGTTTCTGCAAAGCGTGATGAGGCTTCAATGTTTGAAGTTTCTTTCCGTTTGCTACCAGAGGATACTTCAGGATCATACGGTAAGATCGTTGATCGCACATTCGGAGATCTTCTATCATAATAGTTTAACTATACTTCAGAGCCCATGTCTTCGGATATGGGCTTTGTTGTTTTATGGTAGAATTGAATTTCTATGGCAACTACAATATATAATAGTCAAAATATTTTACTATTCGATAATACAGAATTAGAAATAATACCACTAAAGATTAAATATCTTCGTGAATTTATGGTGGCATTTGAAGGTATAAAAAATACAAGTAATGATGATGAAGCAATTGATATTTTGCTAGAATGTGTAAGAATATGTATGAAGCAATATTATCCACAAATATCAAATAGCATCTTTGCTGTCCAAGATAATATAGATTTAGCAACTCTATATGTTATATTGGATGTGGCTGCTGGTATTAAAATTAATAAAAAGTCTGAAGAGCCAGTTAAAGATCAGGCAGAAAAAAGTGGAGTAACCTGGGAAACTTTAGATCTAGCAAAATTAGAATCAGAAGTATTTTTGCTGGGTATTTGGAAAGACTATCAAGAATTAGAAAAATCATTATCTATGCCAGAGTTAATGGCTACAATAGAAGTAAGTAGAGAGTTGGACTATACCGAAAAAAAGTTTTTGGCTGCTATTCAGGGAGTAGATTTAGATGCTCAGTCTGGAGAATCAAAGGGCCAAAAAGAATGGGAAGACATGAAGGCAAGAGTATTTAGTGGTGGACAAACTTCAGACTCTAACGATATATTATCTTTCCAAGGACCAAAGGCACAAAAAGCAGGCTTTGGTATCAACATGGGTCTTGATTATGAAGACCTAACAAAATAGTGCTTTTATGCTATAATTGACTTAACCTATAGGAGGAAACAATGGCGACAACCACACATGAGGCTGAACAAGTCACTCTCATTGATGGAACAAAGATAACCGTTCGCCCACTAAAGATATCACTTCTTCGTCCGTTTATGAAGAAGTTTGAAGGGGTGGCAAAGGTTGCGGAGGACAATGAGAAATCAATGACTCTGCTTATAGAATGTGTTCAAATTGCTATGGAGCAATATAAGCCAGAATTGGCTGGAGACATTCAGAAGTTGGAAGATCTTCTAGATTTACCAACTGTGTATAAGATTGTTGAAGCAGCATCAGGCATTAACCTGTCATCTGTTACAGACGTTCTTAACGCATAATAATTATATAAAAGAAAAGGTGTAATAGATGGCTGATGTTAATGCTAATATTGGCGTAAATATTGATACGTCTGCAGCGTTAGCACAACTAAAGTCATTGCAGAGACAAATATCTCAGTTTCACACATCTATTTCAAGAAGCAGCGAATCGGCTGCAATAGCACAGAAGTCTCTGCAGAAGAATTTACTAAATAGTATAAACTCTATTGGTGCTTTTTCTGCAGAGCTTCGCACTGTTAAGACATCAGCAGAATCATTTACCTCATCACTTGAGGGTACTAAATTTTCAATGCGTGAATACTTCCGCTATGCTGGAGCTTCTACAAAAACATTTGGTAGATTATTTAAATCAGAATTTGATACTATTGGCAAGGTTGCTGAAGAGCGTGTAAAAAAACTTCAAACACAATATATAAAGTTAGGCCGTGATACAAACGGTGCAATGCAAGCATTGGCAATTACTCCAACTAGTCTAAATATGAATGACTATGGCACAAGAACTGCTATGGCTGCACAGAAACAAGCTTTGTTTAATCAATTAATGAAACAGGGATCAACCAATCTTCTTAATTTTGGTAAAAATACACAATGGGCAGGTCGCCAACTTATGGTTGGTTTTACAATTCCATTAACTATTGTTGGAAGTGCAGCAACAAAAACATTTATGGATATGGAAGCTCAAGCACTTAAATTTAAAAAGGTATATGGAGATTTATTCACACCACAAGAAGAAACACAAGCAGCCCTAGATAATATTACAGAACTTGGAAGAGGATTCACTAAATATGGTATTGCTGTATCACAAACTGTAGGACTAGCAGCAGAAGCAGCAGCAGCAGGTTTTCAGGGATTAGACTTGCAACGTCAAACAACAGAAGCAACAAGACTATCCGTTCTTGGACAAATTGATAGTCAGCAAGCATTAGAAACAACAATTGCACTTCAAAACTCCTTTGGAATGTCAAGTGATAAACTTGCAGATTCAATTAACTTTCTTAACGCAGTAGAAAACCAAACAGTAGTATCCCTAGATGATATTACAATTGCTATTCCAAAAGTGGCCCCAGTAATTCAACAGCTTGGTGGAGATGTAAAAGACTTAACATTCTTTATTGCAGCAATGAAAGAAGGTGGAATTAATGCATCAGAAGGCGCTAACGCATTAAAGTCTGGTCTTGCAGCATTAATTAATCCCACTGGTAAAGCAAATGAAATGCTTAAGCAGTTTGGTATAAATGCAAATGATATTGTTGTTAAAAATAAAGGAAACCTAAAAGCAACAGTTATAGAATTTGCAACAGCCCTTAATCAATTAGATCCACTAAATAGAGCACAAGCAATCGAACAGATGTTTGGTAAGTTCCAATTTGCACGTCTATCAACGTTATTTGCTAACGTAGCAAAAGATGGAAACCAGGCTGCCCGTGTTCTTGGATTGGCAAATTCTTCGGTAGAAGAACTGTCTTCATTGTCAGAAAAAGAATTAGGAATGACTGCTGAATCATCAATGAATAAGTTTAAGAAAACTGTTGAAGATCTTAAAGTTGCATTAATACCAGTAGGTAAAGCGTTCCTAGAAGCAGTTACACCTATACTTGAATTTGTTGCAAACGCATTAGAAAAATTTGGAAATCTTTCTGATGGAACTAAAAAAGTTGTTACATTAATAACTCTTGGTATTGCTGGTCTTGGTCCTATATTCTTGATGACTTTTGGTTTACTTGCTAATTTACTTGCTAACGCAGTCAAGGGAGCAATGATTCTCCGCAATGGATATTTAAGGCTAACTGGACAATCACAAGTTCTTGGAGAGCAAACTCAATATTTAACAATGGAACAAATTGAGGCAGCTGCAGCAGCACACTCACTAGATCAATCACACGCTAGACTAACACAACAATTTACTGCAGAGGCAAGCGCTGTTGCAAAATTAATTGCGGTATATCAACAAGCAACAGTTGCT